ACAATCTCAATGGGTAACGTTCAACCATTAAGTTCAATTACACTTAGTGGATTGAACGGACTTTCAATTGATGATTGGGATAAATTTTCTAACACCCCTTACGCTAAAAAATATGAAGTGTTTGAAACCACAGAAGATGTACTAGCATTAAGTGTTACTTGGCAACGACTACGTCCATTAATCAGTCATGGCATTGGTATTATGATTAGTCCTAGTGATAGACCAACTAAACTTACTGATGCAATACTATTCAAAGAAATGATTCAGGAAGATAGAGATAAGGCTGAACGCATCCGTGACTATTACAGCAAGAAACTTATGGTTATAACTTTGCGTGAACAAAGGATAAGTAAATTTAGAAAAGATTTAAGTACATTTGTTCATGGCGATAGTAAAATAGTCAAAGAAGAAATGATGCCATTGATTTATCGTCTACCTGAATTCTATGATTATGATATCGCATTTGATGAAATGGTTAGAGAATTGAATACACGATTTGAATTTCCTGAAAATACAACAGCATGGTCAGGTACAAAATTCTTAAAGCCTATCAAAAAATTTGTAGTCAAACTTAGAACATCTAGGTTCTCAGAATACTGGTTAAAAGATGAGGACAACAAAGCCTGCAAAATTGAAATACCAATTGATAACAAACTGAATCATCTTTGGGAACACTTTTTTGAGCAAGAATCTGTCCCACTACAGGGCTATTTTAAGCACATGGAACGAGACGGAATCAACTATTTTCACTTGAAAAACTGGGAAATCGACTTTACCAAAATTTGACAATAAATGGTTTTGGGTCTATAATAGAGGCTTAGATTGATTAAAGGAGCTAGTTATGACCCAAGTTTACGACCGTTTGACAGAGCAGGAAAAGCGTGAAGTTCGTATGTACGGCGTTACCGTTGCAGGTATGCGTGAGTCCGTAGAATCTAGTTTCACTTTCAAATTCTCCGGTCCTGCTATGATGGTCGCTAGTTTGATGTCCGATGCACAGGAAATGGTTAACACCGAATATGGTGATGTTGACTATATGCGGGCTGAGGACGCCCGTCAATGTCTGAATCGTGCTAAGTGGATCCTGTTTGAATATGTGATGAAACAGGATTGACATTAAATGGTTTTGGGTATATAATAGAGGCTTAGATTGATTAACGGAGCAAATATGTCTGAATTTACTACTTGGGAAGAAATGTCTGAACTGGAGCAGGCTCAGGCTACATACTGGGATATGTACAAGGATGCACATGGTTTTCGCCCTCGTGGTATTGACACTAGCACTTGGACATTGCAAGACTTCCTACAAGAGTTTGAAAGTTTGGTAGTTGTGATTAAGCGTGAGGAAGAACAGCGTCAGTTGGCCCAGCATGAGGCTGCACATGCCTTTGAACAGCGTATGCTGAAAGTCCTCGCTTGCGGTGCTAAGGATCGTGAAATGGCTATGCGTTGGATTCACGAGGCAGAAGGCACTGGTGGTGATGACGAGTACCTGTGCTGGACGCTGGGCTTGCCCTATCAATATTTTCGTAAGGTTGCATGATGTATAGAGTTGGTGATTTGATTTTTCGCACACTGGAAGCACTTTGCATCTATGTCGCAGAACATAGGGGTGAAGATTTTACAATTGAATATATCACTGAATATATGCTCGGTGATCCTATGGAACAATAATTTGACAATAAATGGTTTTGGGTATACAATAGAGGCTTATTCACTGAAAGGTCTTTATGAAATTCAAAGCAAACGCAATTAGCACTTTGTACTTTAAAGTTTCTGTCAAAAAGAAGCCCTATAGCAATGAAGAAATTTGTTTATTAATTGCTGCCAGCGATTACACAAAAACAAATTCAAAAGATAAAGTAATGCTAGGCAAGACACTTTATTTTAGAGAATTGGCCCTCAATACTGAACAGTCTGTAATTGATTGTCATATTGAAAATATGACAAAAATGAACAACTATTCAGTTGCCAAAGTGTTGTAAAAATACAACATACCCAAACTTGACAATAAATCAGTTTGGGTATATAATACATACTTAGACAGTTAATTAAAGGACTTAGAAAATGACAAATTTTGCAATGTTTACTGACGCTGGTAATGATGCAGTTGGATCCATCGTAAAGTTGGCAATCAGTCAAAACTTGAGTTGGACCGTTGTTCACGGATTGCTCAAGGCTTTGGCTCAGGACGAGCGTTTTGAGGAATCTACTGACACCGCTGTGCGGGAAGCAGTATACAAGGCTTGCGATTTTAGTTGACATTAAATGGTTTTGGGTATATAATAGAGTCTTATTCAGTCAACAACAGGAGTTTCAGATGGGCTACAAAGTTATCGCAGACAAACATCAAATGGATGAAATGCGTACCAAGTACGGTCCTCGCAAAGGTCTGGAAGGTCCTTTCAACTTCAGTGGTCGTGTCCTGTACTATGATACCAAAGAAGGTCAGTACTATGACCCTACTACCGACTTCTATGTTGAGCAGGCTGAAATGGATATCATCCATCAGCGTATCGTGGATATTCTGAAGGCGTAATTATGTTTTGGGCTATTGTTTTGATTGGTGTGGGATTAGGTTCTACTAGTGTCACTTATGTAGGACAGTTTGAGCAACAGGAAGTCTGTGCTAAGGCCGCACAAGATTTTAAGGCTCAAAATATCAAAGCCGCTTGCGTACAGGTCAAAAAATAATTTGACAATAAATGGGTAATAGTATATAATACTATCTTGTTCAGTTAATTACAGGAGTTCTTCTATGTCAACAATTCGCATTCTCTCTGGTTCTTATCGTAACAACCCTGTTGCTGGTGAAGTGTTTACACTGGTCAAGGGTTTTCAAACAGGTAAGAAGGGTGGATTCGTTACTGTTAAAAATGACGGACAGTTTGCAGTGGGTGGACCTCAGGTCCGTGTCAATGTTGGTAGCATTGAAGATATCGAATTTATGAATGGAGAAGTTGTGGTAGGTAATACAGTAGAATTTAAAGCAAAGGCAGAAGTGCCCAAAGAAACTGAACAGGAAGCAATGGACCGTATTGCCGAGCGTTTCAGCATCCTAGATGAAATGTCCCGTGCATGTATCAGTGGTGACATTCGTGCGATGATTGTCGCAGGTCCTCCTGGAGTTGGTAAGAGTCATGGTGTTGAGACACAAATGGAAAAGGCTAGCATGTTTGACAAGATTGCTGGCAAGCGTTTGCGTTTCAATGTTGTAAAAGGTGCAATGACTGCACTTGGTTTGTATCAACAATTGTACAAATATTCTGATGCAAAAAATGTATTGATTTTCGATGACTGTGATAGCGTGTTCGCCGACGAGTTGGCATTGAACATTCTGAAGGCAGCATTGGATAGTGGTAAGACACGCAAGATTTGCTGGAATAGTGACAGCCGTTTGTTGCGTGAAGAAGGTATCCCTAACGAATTCAAATTCAATGGTAGTGCTATTTTCATTACCAATATCAAGTTTGACAATGTGAAAAGCAAGAAGTTGCAGGATCACTTGGAAGCATTGCAAAGTCGTTGTCACTTTCTGGACCTCACTATCAATAGTGAGCGTGACAAAATGTTGCGTATCAAGCAGGTCCATCGTGATGCTGATGGTGGTTTGTTCAAGGACTATGATTTTGAACAATGTACGCAAGATGAAATTCTTGACTTCATGTGGGAAAACAACACTAAGTTGCGTGAACTGAGTTTGCGTATGTGCTTGAAGATTGCTGACTTGGTTAAAATCAGTCCTGCAAACTGGAAGAATCTTGCCCGTACTACTTGTATGCGTAACGATTAATTACTCACTAGCCTTAACAGGGGAACACATGTTCCCCTTTTTTTGCCTTTATGCTTGCAATTGTTTATCACTATATGCTATATTACATGATAAGTAATATAACATATGAAACAATGCAAAATAATAGTCAGGGATGAAGTCAATGTAAAAATCGAAGGGTTAGAATTAACTGAACGAAAAGCATTGGTAAAGATGTTTGAGTACGAAGTGCCCGGTGCAAGGTATCTTCCTGCGGTACGATTAGGTAGATGGAATGGTAAGGTAAGTTTCTTTAGTCTTGGTGGCAGTAGCTATGTCAACTTGCTACCCGAAATATTACCCTTCATTGATAGCAGAGACTACGACATTGAACTAGAGGACCTTCGTACATACAGTACAACATTCAGTTTTGCTGAAGTGTCCGAGGAGACATTCAAACATAAAAATTGGCCCGAAGGTCATCCTATCGCAGGACAACCAGTAGTATTGCGTGACTATCAAATATCAATCATTAATGAGTTTCTAAAGAACCCACAATCACTACAAGAGATTGCTACGGGTGCAGGTAAGACATTAATCACAGCAGCACTAAGTTATAGCATTGAACAGTATGGACGCAGTATTGTTATCGTCCCGAACAAAAGTTTAGTAACACAAACAGAAGCAGATTACATTAATCTAGGATTAGATGTTGGTGTATACTTTGGTGATAGAAAAGAGTTTGGTAAGACACATACAATCTGTACTTGGCAAAGTCTTAACAATATGCTTAAGAAAACAAAAGCAGGTGAAGCAGAAGTTGAGATTGGTGACTTCTTAGAAGGTGTAGTTTGTGTCATGGTAGACGAGGTACACATGGCCAAAGCAGAAGCACTAAAAGAGTTACTTACTGGTGTAATGAGCAACATACCGATTCGTTGGGGACTAACTGGTACTATCCCTAAAGCAAAATTTGAAAGTCAAGCATTGCTTATCAGTTTAGGTAATGTCATCAACAAACTATCTGCAAGCGAATTACAAGATAGAGGTGTGTTAGCACAATGTCATGTGAACATCGTTCAACTACAAGATGGTGTTGAGTTTAGTAACTACCAAAGTGAACTAAAACACTTATTAGAAGATAGCAAACGATTAGATAAAATTACACAATTGGTTGATGTTATTAAAAATAGTGGTAACACATTGATACTTGTTGATAGAGTTGCGGCAGGCAAAGAACTACACAATAGATTAGCCGAACTATTAAGAAACTTCAAAACAGAGTATGATGTTGTATTCGTATCAGGTAACACTGGTATGGATGAACGCAAAGAACAATATGATGAGGTTGCAACAGCAACTAACAAAATCATTATCGCTACATATGGTGTGGCAGCAGTTGGTATTAACATTCCACGAATCTTTAATCTTGTTCTAATCGAACCGGGTAAGAGTTTTGTACGGGTAATACAAAGTATTGGTCGTGGTATCCGTAAAGCTGAAGATAAGAATTTTGTGCAGATTTGGGATATCACAAGCAGTTGTAAGTTTGCAAAACGGCATCTTACACAAAGAAAAGCATTTTATAAAGAGGCTAATTATCCATTTGATGTTGAAAAACTTACATACAAATGATACAATAACACTATGAGAATTTTGACCCTAGATAACGAATACTATAACTTAGAGACATTACCAGAGGAGATTGATGATTTGCGTTTTGCGATACTGGATAACAGTAACCCTACTAATGTAGATTATCATTATATCCCATTAATCTTTTTAGAAAGTTTTAATGCACCTGCACTTGTACTAAAGATTGGTAAGCATACAATTAAGATGCCGGTGGACTGGCAGATATTGATTGGTGAAAAAGAACATGGTGACTTAGAAACATTACCACTAACAAGTATTAATGACAGAGGCTTCAATGCGTTTGAGTTTAATCCATTGAGTAGTTTCAGTCCTACATTTCTACCTATTGAGATACTAGATATATACCACGATGTAACATGGTATGCTCCTAGATTAAAGAACGGACAATTCTTATGCGTACCAATTGAAGATGGTCCTAAACCCGCATGTATATATTTTGTAAAAGAGATTAGTCGTAATTGTGAGATAGTAGATTATAGTCAGGCATTTTGATGGCAACAAGAAAAGCAGCAACTCCCGTTGACGAGAAATTTGACAAGCAAGACTTAGACTTGTTTGAGGTCCTTGCGGCATTGGATAAAAAAGACTATGACTTCTACGACAGGTTAAGCCCCGAACAGCAAAAGAAGTTTGTGCCATTCACAATGATACAATGGCTTAGTGCGATTAAAGGTAGTGAAGGATTGAGTCGTTATTATGTAATGAGTACGGCTGAGTATGCGAACAAACATCTATTCAATGAGAATGTACAGAAGCATCCTAAACTACAATGGTTGATGATGTGTGCAAGTAGCCCAGGATTAGGTAAACAATTTCATCAATGGATACCTAACATCAGTCCTAAAGTAAGCAAACTACAAGCGCCTGCGAAACTAAAAGATATCAAAGAATACTACAAGAAGATATATCCTAAAGCAAATAGTGATGACATTGACGCAGTAAGCGAGGCGTTCGTAGACAGTCAAAAGCGTAAACTTAAATTAGCAGAATTGTTTCCTAACATGAAACACACAGATATTGAGACACTAAATGAAACTATCACAGACGAACAACTTAAGCAATATGAAAGAGACCTTGGCAACTGAACCAGTTAAGTATGGTTGTGAATTCTGTAAGCGTGAGTTCTTAAAAGAAAGCACGGTAGTTAAACACATCTGTGAGAACAAGCGTAGGTGGTTAGATAAAGACTTGCGTGGTAATCAGTTTGGCTTTCAGACTTGGGTACAGTTTTATAAAAAGAATACATCCAGTCGCAAGCATCGTACCTATGAAGAATTCATTCGTAGCGCATACTATACAGCATTCACAAAGTTTGGTAACTATTGTCTTAATATCAATGCTATCAATATCCCAAGATATGTTGAATGGCTATTAAAGAATCAAGTTAAGATTGACAATTGGTGTAGTGATAGTACCTATACCAAATATCTTATTGAATATCTACGACATGAGGATCCATTTGATGCGATACATCGTAGTGTAGAGACTTGTATCAAAATGGCTGAGGACGCAAACATACAACCACATGATATGTTGCGTTATGGGAATGCAAACAAACTATGTTATGCCATAACAACGGGCAGAATCAGTCCATGGTTGTTGTATCAAAGCGACAGTGGTACCCGTTTTCTAGATACATTAAATGAAGGTCATGTTAAAATGATCATTGATTACATAAATCCAGAACAGTGGGCAATTAAATTTAAGCGTGATACTGATGTTGCAGGAAAAATTAAAGACACCCTCAAAGAAGCAGGCTACTAGAGTTCGGGTACCTTGGAAGAAAGGTGATACAATTAGTAATTGGGATGAAACTTGTATTTGGGCAATGGAAGTATATGGATTGCCCGGTGAAAGATATTATACACATTGCACAGAAGATTATATGGATTTTTATTTCTATAACGAGCGTGATGCTATACATTTTAATTTGAGTTGCTTATGATTAAGAAACGGGCTATGGCTGAAGCTAGATGGGTATCTGAATTAGCAGATCAATACATAATTGAACTCACTATGAAAAGACTTGAAACTGGTTATGCTGGAAATCAACCTAAATATCCCTATTGGGTCAAACCATACAACTACTCTTATAAAGAGTGGGATGATATGAGAGATTGGATGATAGATACCATGGGATATAGTGATTGGGTAGTGAAACATGCCCGTTGGGTTGGTAGTGATAGAAAGTATTGGTTCCGTGACGAATCAGACAGAACCTTTTTCATATTGAGATGGTCATGAAGGCAATTTACGACATTGAAGCCATGTCAAACACGGGTGGCTTTAAGTATGGGGAAGAACTAATGGTCCTTGCTGCTGGTCGCCAGAGTGGTAAGAGTTATATTAATCATTGGCTTGAATCTATGACAACATCTCCTAAGTTTGAAATAAATGCCAAAGCAGAAGTTGACGGTGATACATGGTACACTGTTTCTTGTACTAAAGAAATCAGCGAGTGGTTGCGAACTCAACCTAAAGAGTTCTGGTACGAAGCATTAATACACGGATGGGTCTTGACGCAGTTTGACATTCACGAAAAACTTTATACACTATTAGCATTGAGATGGTCATGATCAAGAAGCAATACAAAAGATTTGACTTTGGCAGTTATTTTAATAAATTTGTTGAACATAACATGGCCACAAATCCTGATGGGGTTATTGAAGATGCTCTACGGCCCTATAGGGCAACAGTAGGTAAAAGTAAGAACGGGCATTCCAAACTCAATGTCAAATGGCATGATGAAAAATTGTATATGATGTTTGTATTGAAGTGGTCATGAACAGTAAGCAGCGTAGAAAAACAAAACGGTATATTAAAAAGAATTACACATACATTGTGAGTTTTGAAGTACCTCCATATATGAACTTTAATGTTTGGGATGACCAAATAGAAGATATGACACAATGGTGTAAAAAACATTACCGCACGGGTTGGATGCGTGAGTGGTTCTGGGACAATGCTAACTTTCATTTTAGTGACAGTAAAATTGCCACACATTTTACATTGAGATGGTCATGACAAAAGTAGAAAAAACATCATATCCAGGTTGGAACAATCATCCAGTTTATAAATGTATGAAAACAGATGATTGGCATGAGATTAGTTCTTGGTTGTATAAGAACAGTTGTGATCCGTTTTTGTTAAGTTCAGGTGGCGGCGGCTATGTATTTCAAATTAGAAAAAATTACGATTGGTTTTTGTTGAGGTGGAGTTGATGGATATAGAACACGAATACCTTGAAAAACTTACCAAAGATTTAGCTGACAGTATTGATACAGAAGTACTATACAATGCTATGGGTTGGACTATTGTTAATATACCGCACCCATGGTACATTCCTAGTGTGATTAATAGTGTAATAGATTGGTTAGAAGAAAATAAAATTGAATATCATTGTTGGGACGGCAGAATTGCTTTCAAAGAAGGTCGTGATGCTACATTTTTTACATTGAAGTGGACATGAATGAAGGTGATGTTGTAGCAATAGAACATGATTGGGTACCAACATTTGCTATACTACCTCATCGTACTATAAGCAATCGTTGGATATGGTGGAAAAAGATATATGTTCGTAGAGTTTGGGTGTTTACTGGGTTTATTGATGAACCAGAAACACAATATGGTGAGTTATTTGATATATTAATACAATGAGTCAAAAAGAAATTAACGGTCTTTACTTTTTTAGACAAAACTATTTTATACCGTGTGGACTTAATCTTAAAGATAAACTTTGGTGGAGATTCATGCCCGGAGTTACAATCAATGTAAAGTGGCCCAAAGGTGAGATTAAAGTTGGACCCAGTCATAGGCTTGGATGGAATGGCATAGGTGATTATTTTGAATATGTTGATAGTGCCGACCCAAACGATCATTACAGACCGTGGTTAGAAGAACATGTGGGCAAACAAGGATGGGATTGGAACTGGGGTATGGCTGATACAGATGCTACAGAGAATCGTTTAACCATAAAGATTAGACAGAAATACGCCAAGTATGCTACAATAGCAGCATTACGATGGAGTTAAACTATGAACGAACGAATTAGTGAAATTTGGGACCAAGCAGCCAAAGCAAGTGCGTTGCTTAGGTTAGGCGAAAATTCATGGGAAACGCAAAAGGCTTTTATTGAAAAGTTCGCCGAGTTGATTGTAGAAGAATGTATTGTCAAAGCAGAGGAAGA